AAAGCCACAAAAAGCAGAAGTTGTTTCTCAGCCAAAGGGTCGAGTTAATGAATCAGAATTTCTTTCGCCCATTGTCTCCAGTGATGCGATTGAAACCAGAAAGGGTGGAATTCCTGTAAATGAAGTCAAAGGCAGGTCTAACTCATTTATTGATGACGGCATAGACTCTAGAGATATTAAGACTCCAGACTTTCAGCCAACAGAACGACGAAGGACAACGGTAAAATTTGTCGTTCAACACTGTAAGCGATGCGATAAAGATTTTTCCGTACACCCAACCCACGCAAGAGAATTTTATACGTGTGACAAATGCCTAGTAAAATAAAAACAAAAAAACTTCAAGACATGGCTGCTGAAAGAGCTGTAATCGCAGCACTTTGTCAATACGGTCTTGATGCCTATCTAGAAATAGATTTTATACAGGCTGATCATTTTACAAACGAGATGAACCAGCTTATTTTTAGCTGTGTTCAAAAGTCCATATTTGACACTTCAAAGGTAGAGCTGTCTTCAATACTTTCTATTGCGAATGATCTTGGTATCTATGATCAGATCAACACCAAAGACGAGATAGGATTTATTAGATCGCTATTTAATTTTCCAATATTGAAAGATAACATAGGGATTCATGCGTCTAAACTGGCAAAGCTTAAGCTGGCAAGAGACCTAAAGAAAACCCTCAAGGCGTGTGAAAGACATTTAGATTCAGTCACTGGTGATGAAGACATCATGGACGTAATATCTAAGGTTGAAGAGCCAATTCTGGATGCTACAGGCGATATCTACAAGGGATCTAGTAAACAGACAGAGCTGATTGGTCAAGACATAGATGACTATGTTCAATATCTTATAGACAACCCCTCTGACTTTGCTGGCATCCCAAGCGGCTTCTCTAGATTTGACGTAGCTATTGGAGGCGGATTGAGGAGAAAGTGTGTTGATCTAGTCGCCGCTCGTCCAAAAGTTGGTAAGTCTATGTTTGGAGACGCTGTGGCTATGCATGTTAGTAGCGAATTAAACATACCGGTGCTAGTTCTTGACACTGAGATGTCTAAGAAGGATCATCATAACCGTATGTTGGCGTGCTTATCTGGCGTAGAAATTAACAATATAACGACAGGCAAGTTTGCCGAAAGTGAAATTGACAAAGAAAAAGTATTAGCCGCCAGAGACAAGCTAAAAGAAATACCATATCACTACATTAGTATCGCAGGAGAGTCTTTTGAGAATATACTAAGTCAAATGCGAAAGTGGATATACCAACATGTTGGCTTTGACGACAACGGACAAACAAAAGATTGTCTAATTGTATATGATTATCTTAAGCTCATGGGCTCTGAAGGCATTAGCTCTTCAATGCAGGAATATCAAGTGTTGGGTTTTCAGATAACCAAGCTCCATAACTTTATGGTAAAATATGATGCCCCATGTTTGGCGTTCGTGCAGCTAAACAGAGACGGTATAACCAAGGAATCTACTGATGTGGTTTCTGGGTCAGACAGGCTTATATGGTTGTGTACAAGCTTTTCTATCTTTAAGCTTAAATCGGATGAAGAGGTTGCCGATGATGGCGCTGACTATGGGAACAGGAAGCTTGTACCAGTTGTTGCTAGGCACGGAGAGGGTTTAGGTGACGGCGATTACATCAGTATGAAGATGTTTGGTAAGTATGGAAGAATTGATGAGGGTATGACTAGAAATGAAATACATGTTGAAAATAGATCTAGAAATGAAGGTTTTGAGATAGATGAAGACGTTAACGAAGAATCAGATATTTCAGATATGTGAGAATCTCTTTGAGAGATTGCCAGATATGCTTAGGGCGCTTGATATAGAATATGTCGAGTATCCCAATAGATACGCTTTTGCCTGCCCCATACATGGTGGAGACAACCCAGAAGCCTGTTGTATCTTTACAGACGGACTAACGGCTAAGGGAAACTGGTCTTGCTGGACTCAACACTGCGAAGAAGATTTTACAAGTAGTTTACTGGGGTTTGTTCGTGGTACGCTTTCTCAACAAAGAGATCGCAAGGTTTCACTGAACGAGGCTGCCGCGTGGTGTGCCAACTTTTTCAATATGAACATTGAAGACTTGGACAACATAGAAGAGCAACAACAAAGAAGACTCAACGTGCTTGATGTTTTTAATAAAAAAATAGAAAGAAGCACGCCTGACATATCTAGAGAAGAGATAAGATCTAAGATAAAAATACCGTCAGACTATTATATTGGCCGTGGCTTTACACGGGAAACACTAGATCTGTTTGATATTGGAGAATGCTCTGCAAAAAAACAGCCAATGTCAGGAAGGGTTGTGGTTCCAGTGTATGATGAACACTATAACTATGTGGGATGCGTTGGTAGATCTACGAGCGAATCATTACAACCAAAATGGTTACACAGCAGAGGCTTTAGGAAATCAGTTCTTTATGGTTTAAACATAGCCTCAGAGCATATTAGGCAAAGCAAGTCTGTAATTTTAGTTGAGGGACAAGGAGACGTTTGGAAAATGTATCAGGCTGGCCTTAAAAACTGTGTTGGTATCTTTGGCTCAAGCATCAATGAAGACCAGTTACTACTACTGGAACAAAGTGGAGCGCTTAACGTTGTCATACTTACCGACTCAGACGACGCGGGAACAAAAGCGTGTCAACAGATAATTAAAAAGTGTGGAAGAAGATTCAATTACCACAGGCCAGAAATCTCAACTAAAGATGTTGGAGACATGACCATAGAACAAATCAAAGAAGAACTGTATCCCCAATTGAAAGGTTTATTTAATGAAGAGTAGAATACTTGCGTTTGCCGGAAGCAAGCAGGCGGGAAAAAGCACTTGCAGCAACTTCCTACATGGATATCAAATGCGATCCCACAATGTCGTAAGTGACTTTGGTGTCACTGAAGATGGCGATCTTGCTATCACCACCAACATCGCAGGAGCCGATGGAAAAAGTGAGCGAGGAAATGCGATTCTAGACATCACTAGAAAAGATATTGAATTTGCAGATTGGGCTGCTTTTAATATGTGGCCGTATGTGAAAAGCTATTCGTTTGCAGCACCACTTAAACAAATTGCTGTAGAGTTATTTCAGATGGGATTAGACCAAGTGTATGGAGGCGATGCCGACAAAAACAGCGCAACTATATTTAGGTGGGAAGAAATGCCCGGAGTTATAACAGATGAAAAGGTCGCCAAACAAAAAGACGTTAAAAAGCTTATAGATTGTGGAACTTTAAAATATCATAAGCGTGGCAGAATGAGTGCTCGCGAATTTTTACAATTTTTTGGAACAGATATTTGTAGGTTTGCATACGAGGATATTTGGCAATCTAGACTTGTAAAAGATATTTTTATTGAACAACCGCTTCTGGCCATTGTGGACGACTGTAGATTTCCAAACGAGGTCGAAGCAATAAGTAAGGCTGGTGGTAAGGTTATCAAGCTCACCAGAAGTCCGCATGACGACAAACATACCAGCGAGTGTTCGCTATCTTCATATAAAAACTTCGATGCTATCATAGATAACGCCAATCTATCTATACACGATACAAATATTGAAATAATTAACCTCTTAAGCGAGTGGGGTTGGTTGGGTACTGAGATCGCTCCGGCCCCTGAACCAGAAGAAAAAGCCCCAGAGCCAGAGTTGGTTGGCGGCATCCATAAATTTAAAGAGGATAACTAATGATAGTTACATATGTTCGCAGCTCATCGTATAATAATTACGATTACTGTCAGATGCAATATTTTATAACCTACGCTTTAGGACATCAGTCAATATCTGGTAAAAAAGCACAATTGGGTACAATAGTACATAAGGTTATGGAGTGCCTTGGTTCGTGCAAGAAAAAACTACAAGAAGGAAAAAAAACCGGACTATCCATAAACGATGATGGAATAGGTCTTATTGAGTTTTCAGAAAGAAAGCTACACACAAAGAAGTTTGTAAAAGAACTCCTTGATAGGAGTTATGAATACTATACAAAAGACTGTGTTCATAACTATACTGGGGCAGATATGAAGTTTTGTAAAAAGCAGGTTGATGACGCATTGGCATACAATGACGGTCAATTCGATCCGCGAAATAGAAACGTTGTTGCTTCAGAGCCACAGTTCGACATTCCAATCGAAGAGGAGTGGGCTAAGTATAAATATAAAATGCCCAACGGTGAGGTCGTCGAGGGACAGCTCGCAATCAAGGGAACTATCGACTTAGTGACTCAGGTTGATGATGATGTCATAGAGGTTGTGGACTGGAAAACAGGAAGAAGACTAAACTGGGCAACCGGAGAGCAAAAAACTTACGAGAAATTACTTGAAGATCCGCAACTCCTACTGTATAATTATGCTATATCAAAACTTTTTCCTGAATACAAACAGGCAATCATGACGATATATTACATTAGGGACGGTGGGCCATTCAGTATGTGCTTTGACAAGTCTGATCAAGAGAAGTTCTTGGGCATGTTAGAAAAAAGGTTTAAGCAAATAAAACATAACGAGTTTCCCAAGCCTATATCACAAAGAAGATCACATTTTAAATGCACAAAGCTGTG